TCGCTCAATATTCGTAACCAGTAAGCGCATACCCTGAATCACTTCAAAGTGTAATTTCCAGGGTGCGAATGACTATATTTCGCTCAAAGCGGACTGTCAGAGTTAATTGCATTCTGCATGCACAAATTGTCAGTTGGGATCTGGGCATGTAAACATGATTACTGGATTTCAAATGCAGATAATTTCTCCTCCAGTTCGTCTACTCGCTTAATCAGTACCTTTACCGCCGCGAGCGTATCCATCATGATCACGTTGTTGTCCAGTTGAAGAAATTCAGTTTCGATCTTTTCCCCGTCTTCATGTACACCATTTTGCTGTTCTTGACGTACTGCGGATCAACGTCCTGCGCCTGCTGCGCGATAATCCCCCGGCGCGTCCTTTCATGCTCATCGTCGTTATAGACGAACGTGACAAGCTCAAGCGCCCGGATGCGTTCGACTGACAGTTGTCCGTCGGTCGGTTCAATGTTGTGCTTAAGGCGAGCGTCGGATGTTCCCTGAAACTGGACGAACCCTTTCGTGCTGTTCTGAATCCTTCCGTCTGGAAGGAATGCAGTATATTGTACCGGAGCATTAAACCCGCGAACCTGAATCACTAACTTATGCGCTACGCCAACATGCTCCTCATACCAGATTGAGCACGCCCCTGAATCACCATTATTGTCAGCACCTCGGTTATTGAACCGCCATGTCATAGCCGGGGATGCAATTATATCCCCCGTCGAGGCATTGGGCGGATCATTCTGCAACATTGCGACATACGACTGGGCATAGCTGCCGTGATAGTTTGTGATAGTTCCTGCGTACACACCCAGGCCGCCATTCCTGATCCTCAGTCCGGGAGAGATAGTCAGCGCTCCGTCTTCAGTGATGATCCTGTGTGTAAAATCGGCCTCACTATTCCCATGATGAAAATCAATGTAAGGAGTATCAAAAAACAGCTCAAGGCCATTTCTGATTGTCGCCTTCCCTCCGATATTCACCTGCTTCTCGAATGTGACAAGCTCTCTAAATGTGTTCACGGCGTTGAAGGTTTGCGACTTCGTCCACGTATTGGTGGCGGTATATTTGGCCTGATCCTTGTTGGCCGCCGTCAGCGCCGTGTCGATATTCTGCTGTCGTGTGACGTATTCGCTCAGGAACTGCGCCCACGACTTGACGGTGGCCGTCGTTCCGTCCGGCTTAGTGATTGTCACATTGCCTGCCCCGAACAAATATTGCTGTTGGTTCGCTAAATCAACATAAGTGCGGTCGAAGCACTTCTGAATGCTGGCCGCCAATTCGTCACTAATGTTAGCCATAGTGCCCCTCAGTCATATTTACTGGAAAAAATGAACAGCGCCGTGGTCTGGTAAACAAAACCAGCTGGACCAGCGGATTGACCGGCAGGAATTGCGTTATTCGACAAGAAATTCCCATAGGCTCCAGTGAAACTTCTGAATATTGTCCACAGCTGTCCGGTTCGCTGAGAAATAAGCGAAGAGGCGCATGGCGAAACCGCAATAGGTTGACCCATATCGCGCGGTTTCATATTTCCACTAATCGCTGTGGTTTGTACTTCTAACGGTTTCATCCCCGCGTGATAAACCATCCGGCCTGACGCATCAAAAATAAAACCGCCATACCTGGGAACATCTATAACCATATTTCCAAAGGCGTAGACCGTGATATTCCCTGTTCCTGTCGTTCGGATTATCTGAAGGCATTTAAACCCGTTTTGTGAAAATTCACGCGTGATACATACCGCGTCATTGTCAAAGCGAATGAAAAACATGCATTGCATGTTGTCGGGTATACGCGATTGAAAAACATATCCGTTATTACCAGGAATAACGACCCGGTCAATAAGATTCATCGGCGTAAAGTCAGGACTCATCCACATGGCGCCGTTTTCATCGACAATTTGCATTCCATACATAATTAAGGACCGAAGAAAAAAACAATTCGTGACATGCTGGGGTCCACGCCGTTCCACGACGCGGCCCCTCCAGAAATGGATACTGAAGGTGAACTGCCTGGCGTTCCTTTCCAGTCCGCTGTACCCACCACGTAATACCGTAGTGCTTTACCCGGTGGTGGATTTCCATAATTGACATAACCCGAAGCCTGCGTGTAAGAACCGAGAAAAAAAACCGGGGTGAATACCCCGGTTATATCCCTACCACTGGCGTCGTACATTCGAGCGCCGTAGCCCATTATTTACAGTCCTTATTAGTAAATCCGGTCGCCAGCCAGTGCCCTACGGGACGAACTGTCTGGCCAGGTGCAACACGCACCTGCATGCGACCAAAGCGGTCATACCTGACCGCATTGATTTTTAGCTGGTACTGCCCGTTTACCGGATAGGTGTTGATTTTGTATGTCACAGTGCATTCAGTTGGCTTGTAACGCTGGTCTGCACAACCACTAACCAGGATGCTAATACCGCCCACCAACAAAACGCAGGACACCGTTTTGATCAAAAACTTTAAGCCCTGATTCATCCAATTGAATCCTCCCTTGACCAGGTACATTGCTATTCATTTCGAAAGCCCCATTTTTTGGCAAACGCCAGCCGGTGGAGCCAGGTTGATAGTTTGTTGACTGCAGGCTGTCAGAAATCTGACCAAAGTTAATCGTCAGGTTACGGGCCATCGCCTGCTGAAAATAAGCGCCGTTCCCGTCGATACCGAAGACCATATTTTTTTGATCGCCGTTAGGCACATAAACGCCAAACGTATCAGCCTGGACCAGGAACTGTGACTGGCCGCTGCCGTCAATCCCCAGCTGGATACCCGCCACGTAGTTATTCCCACCGGAAGACGTATTGACCTTAACGCCCCACTGCGCTCCCAATTTCCCGTTTAAATCCGCCACGGTGGATGCCGTCTGCTGAACGGTCGCAGACATATCCCCGACCTGCGAGGTCAGCGTGGTGATTTGCTCAGTGGTTGATTTTTCCAGGTCGGCAACGGTTTTGTTCGTCGTGGTGATTGCCGCGCTGTTGTCGCCAATCATGCTGCGCATCTGGTTAAAGCCGGTCGCCATTGCCAGGCCGTTAGATGCGATGGTTTCGTCCTGCTTCGTGATGCGCGATTCTGCATCATCCACACGCGAGCCGAGGCTGGTGATTTGCCCTGCCTGCGCGGTGATATCCTTCCCTTGCTGGGTCACGGTCGCAGTCAGCTGGGTAACGGCGTTCGCGGCGCCAGTGGCGGTATCCTGCGCCTCCTGTGCGTCGGTCACATCGACAATGCTGATATCGTCCAGATGCAGCGAATAACCGGCTCCACCGTTCGCCCCCCTGGTGGAGATCCACATCTGCGCAATGCTCCGGTCGGCACCAACGGTCGCTACCCCCGTCAGGAGAACCCATTTACCGCGCGAGATGTTTGTCTCGGAGATACGGACGGCTTCCGGCCACTGGTTTGCGCCGCCATTCTCTCCGCGAGCAAAGAGGCCGACAGACACGCTCCAGCCGTTCGGTGTCGACATATCGCTGGCCATGTAAGCCCAGAGAGAAAACCGATACTTACCGCCACCACGAACAGCAAGCCAGTTCCCGATCATCTTGTCGCTGTTGCCGCTCTCGCCGTTGTTACGCGTGATTTTGAGCGACTTCTGGCCATTGCGGTAAACATCGGTCGAGACGCGCGCCAGCGAGCTGCTGCCCAGCTGCTGGTTTGCGGTGTACGACTCAAATGAGCCATCACACCAGGGGTTTAATCCCTGGCTCTGCAGCGCACCGATTGAGGCGTTGACCGACGTGATCGCGCTGGCATTAGAGGCAATATCTTTTCCCTGCTGTGTCACGGTCGACTGCAGGTTAGATACAGCGCCAGCCGTGGCATCGAGATCGACCCGGTCAGTAATATCGATAACGTACACATCGTCGATATAAATTTCGCCTGCATTCAAAAACGCGTTGATGCTGACCGACATGGTGCCGTCTTTAGTGGCGGTCCATGTGTTGCTGTACTCCTGCCATACGCTGCCAGTCAGCATTGTGGCCGGGTCGAAGCGCGCCTCAACGATTACAGAGCTGTCGAGGTACGCAAATCGAACCTTGTTATTCGGCTGCGTGTTCGGCTGCATAGTCGACCCGGCCTTAGCCCGCAACCACGCGCCAAACTTGTACGTCCTGCCCTTAACAACAGTAATAACAGTGTCACTCGACAAAAGAGTCGCGGATGTAGCGGCGACATATTTCACGATTTTTTTGCCGCTATGGGGACTGGATGCCGCCATAATCGTCGTTGGTGCTGGCGCGGTCCAGTTGGTGAAGTCGCGCTCGAATCCTCCGTTTAAAATCAGGTTGCCCGTGATTTTGTTATCCACGTCAGCCATTGCTGCATTCAGGCTTGCAGAAACGGCGGTCGTGGCGCTGGCATTCGCAGCAATATCCTTGCCCTGCTGCGTGACCGTCTGCTGCAGCTGCGTGACCGCAGACGTATTTGCATCGATGGCCACCGCATCGGTGATGTCGTAAATGGCGATGTAGTCAATTTGAATGACCGATGCGTTCGGGTAGCAGTAGAGCGCAAAAACAGAGCCATCCACTGTCGCCGACGATGGCGCGCTAAACTCAGCGGCATACGTCGCCCAGGTATCCGTGGCGGAGAACTGCCGGTTTTCATAAGTCCCGGCCACATTCCCCAGGTAGTTAAACCGGCGAACCATGAAATTCATCGCGCCGGATACTCCCTTCGCCTTAACGATGACCTGGTAGCGACGTGGGGTATTGTGTGGCAGCGGCGCTTTCTGGTTAGCAAAGAGGCCGGTATACAACGTGCTGTCGAGTTGCGTCATCTGGACGCCGGGTTTACCGTCGCCAAAGTCGCCAAACTCCACCTTGTTACGCGTATTCCCCTGGACACCCCACAGCGCCGATCCACTCATAAAATTAAAATCGTTTGCCAGGTTCTCGCCGCGATTGAACATCGCATTCACCGCGCCGGTGACGGAGGTGATCGCCTGGCTGTTCGTTTCAATTTTCCCTTCCGCTGCCGTGGTTCGTTGCGTCAGGGACTGAATTGCGCTGCTGTTCGCGCTCTGCCCGGATTCAAGGTTCGACACTCGACCTGTAATGGCTGTAATAGCCTGGCCCTGGCTGGTGATAGTGTTGCCCTGCTGCGTCACTTTCGCATCCAACTGGGTGACAGCACCGGCGGCAGCGTCGGCGGCAGTCTGTGCGCCCTGCGCGGCGGTGATCTCCCGGCAGTGGAAATCAGTTGCATACCAGACGGAGCCAAACGGCGCGTTCTGGTTCACCTGCAGGAATGGGCGCATATATCCGCGCGGGAAGTTAGCCGGGACCGTCCAGCGGTATTTTTTCTCCGTCCAGGTCTGAGTGGGCGCAACGCTACCCGGTAAAGCAGCATAAGCCACGGCACCCGTATTCGGTCCCGTAGCCGAGCCGATGTACATGTTAAATGCGGCGTTGGAACCTGCCTTTGCCGCTACCCAGACCGAAATCTCGAATACCTGTCCCGCTTTTACCGGCCACGGTGGCGTATTGAGCTGGTGATCGCGTGAGGCCAGTCGCGCTACATAGCGACGCGGAGCGCCTGCCGGGATGTCAGCATCATACGGAATACCATCATCGTCGTTGCTGTCTACCGTATCCCGACGGGTAAAACCCATCGATGGATATGCGGGGTCAAATGTCGGGTTCAGGATGTAGTCGCCACCCGCTGCCGTCTGCGAATTCAGAGCAACATTAATCCCGGTGATCGCCGTTCCCTGCGATTCAATTTTACCCTCAGCACTGGTGACGCGCGTATCAAGCTTGCTCACGGCATCGGCGGTGGCCGCTTTGGCCAGCCCTTCCTCAACCGTCGCTACGCGTCCTTTCAGGCTGGTTATGGCCTGGTTCGCCGCCGTAATATCCTTGCCCTGCTTGGTAACGGTGGCGCTGAGGTCCTGTACTGTCGAGCTATCGGCCTTCTGGTCGATTCGTTTCCCCAGGTCTGTGTTAACGGTATCGATTCTGCCGGTCAGTTGCGTTAGCGATTTACCCTGACTGGTAATCGTATCGCCCTGCTGGGAGACGGTTGTCTGCAGGTTGGTCAACGCTGTCGCGTTCGCATTAATATTTTCCTGGTCGGTAATATCAATGACGAACATGTCATCGATATAGAGCTCCCCGGAGGCAAGGCGAGCCATAACGCTCATCTGCATAACGCCCGATTTATTCGCCTTCCACTTAGCAAATACTTCTGTCCAGACGGAACCAGTCTGCAGTTTTGTTGGGTCAATACGGGCTTCCTGAATCTGCGAATTGTCATTAAACGCAAACCGGAATTTGTTGCTTTGTTCGGAGCCAGTAACGATAGCCGTCCCGTCTTTCGCTCGTGCGAATCCTCCAAACCTATAAGTCCGACCAGCAACGACCGTCACGGTCGTGGTATTGCGTACCTCATCCAGCTGGTCGTTATGAGCTTTGAAGTAAAGAATTTTTTTACCTGAGCTGGGTTGTTGGGCCGTATCCACACGAACATCGGTCGTTGAACCTGTAACCCAATTATCAAAGCCACGCTCAAACCCACCATTCGGGATTAGGTTTCCGGCCAGCTTGTTGTCTGCGTCATGCTTCATCGCAGAAAGATCTGCTGACAGGCTCGTCGTCGCAGCAACGTTCGCAGCAATATCCTTACCCTGCTGCGTGACGGTGGACTTCAGGCTATCCAGCGCGGCGGTGGTGGCTTTCTTCGCCACCTCGGCATTGGTGGTATCAATACGCCCACTCAGGCTGGTGATCGCGCTGGCGTTGGTGGCAATGTCGTCACCGTTCTTCGTGACCTGCGACTGCAGGTCCTGCACCGCTGATGCATCGGCTTTACCAGCGATACCGTTTGAGGCGGTCAGCATGAAGCCCTGCAGGTAAACACGAGCGGTCGACGGCGTCCATCCTCCGCAGGCCATGCGCAGGTAACACCACCTCCCTTTGAAGTCATTCGGGATCGTGAACGTCAGCGTGCGGGTCTGGTAGCCGGTGGTGATGCCTGCAAACCAGTTGTTGTCCTGAGTAAGCCATGCGGTCGGGTTCCCCCAATTCTCAATCAGGCCCATCGTAAAATTCTGGGTCCCGATACTGATCGTCGCGTCGTCCGTCTTGAATCCGAAGGTGAGCGTCAGTACCTGACCGGCTTCGACCGGGATTTTTGTTCCGTTGGCGATTCGCATCGCCGGCTCGGTCGTGGTGAGACCTTTCATCACCGCGTCATAGACCGGAGCACCCGCGCCGGTGCCGGACAGCTGCCAGTTATCCGCTTTATTAATCAGGTCGCCATTCAGCAGGAGGTTGCCGGTCGTAATCTGTGACTTGAGCGCCGTCGTCTGCTGCGCCGTGGTGGCCAGCGTATTCTCGGCAGTCGTGACGCGGGTCGTCAGTTGCTGGACAGCATCCGAGCTGGCGCTGTCTGCCGGTGCCTGGCTCCAGTCGCTCACAATATTGCCGGATTCAAACATCGGAGAGCTGATCCACGCTTCGCGCGCTGCAGCTGCGCCGTCGAGTCTGGCCACAACGAGATACGCCGTCCCGGACAAGCCAGGTTTGCGTTTGTATTTAACCCAATAGCGGCTCCAGGACGTGGAGAGCGTCACGGTCACATCGCCGTTATACCCGGCTGGACGCTCCACAATAACGCCCTGGCTGGTTTCAGCGCGGATAGTGGCATCCGGCGTATTCAGGAAACAACGAACCGGCGTCTTGTCCGTCTTCGCTTTCGCATAGAACGACAGAACATACTCGGTACCGTCAACCGGCGCGGCCAGCGTGTAGTCGAGGACGGCAAAATCAGTCGCTCCGGCGGCACGCGTCAGGATGCGAACCGCGTTACCCCGGTAACGTTCGGTTGTAGATGGCGATTTGCCGGTCAGTTCCCCGGAGTTGGGTATCAGGTTTACGCCGCCGATTCGGATGTTATCGACCTTCGATTCCACCCCGGCAATCTGGCTGGCGTTGGCCTGAACTTTGCCGTCGATAGTCTGGACGTCACCCTCGATTTTCTGGATGGCCAGCGTATGGCCAGCAATGACGCCGTTCGCTGAAACAAGGTCCGCTGCAACCTGATCCGTTTTCGAGGCAGTCGACTGCAGGTCGCTCGCCAGCGTATCCATGCGCTGGGTCGCCGCTGCAGTGGATTTATCATAATCGACGCGCAACGTATCAACGCGGGAGCCGATGGCCTTCTCCGCCGTCACGCGGATTTTCCGCTCTTCGAAAAGCAGGCCAGAAACCAGTTTATTCGGGTCTGTCCCTTCCTCGTTGCCGCGCAGCTGCACCGCCAGTTGGTTACGCTCCATCGCCTCAGCTGAGTCGGCAGCAGTCATCGCCGTTTTCAGGTCCTGAATCTGCGCCTGCGATGCGCCAGGAGTCGGGCGCCCAACGGCCAGCCAGTCAACGGCATAATAGTTATCGGCGTCAGCCGCTCCACCCTGTGAGAAGTCGAGACGCAGGCGGCGGATGGTGCCGGAGGCCTGCCACGGGATATCCGGGATCGCGATAGTGCTGATGCCGGTGGCCGGGTCAAAATCCGGTGCTGGCAGCACCAGGCGGCGTCCATCGGTCCAGCCGGTTTCATCAGCGCCAATCCAGTACAGCCGACCGCCCCAGGCCGGGTTGCCGACTTTCTTGATGCGCAGGCGGAGGTACTTATAGGCGCTGCCGTCAATCAGCGTGCCAGCGCCCGACGGGCTGCGCATGGTCGAAATGGAATCCGCAGGAAGGACCCACCCGTCGTCGTTCGTCGGGAGCGGTTTCGTGCCGCCGTCGTCAGAACTCCACCCGTCGTTGTCCTTGTCGAAATACCAGATTTTGAGACTGTCGAACTGCTCCCCGGTACCGGCTGAAATCGACGCCATCTGCTGCGCCAGGCTGTCAAAGCCATCCTGCATGGTGACGTTCGTCGTCTCAATCGCCGCTTCAACTTCGCGTTTGGCACTCAGCAGGTTATCGGCGGCCTGCTTCGCCAGGGCGGCATCGTCCGTTTCGGCTTTCGCCACCGCCGCCGCAGTATCGCTGGCCGCTTTCTGCGCCGTGACGGCATCACCTGCAGCGCGGTCTTTCACTTCCTGCGCCAGCTTGTTGGTCGTGTCGTTAGTTTTGGCGATGTTGGTGGCCAGGTCCTTGCCCTGCTGCGTGACAATGGCCCCCTGTGCGGCGACATCCTTCGCCGCCTGGTCAGCGGTTCCCTGGGCGGCGTCCGCAGCCTGTTGCGCGGCGTCGGCAGCAGCGCTGTTGTCCTGGATGCCTTTGTTCAGTTCCTCGTATGTATCCGAGCCTTTAAGCGCGTCGTCGAGCTGCTGGTAATAATCAGAAACGTTATCGCTGGACATTCCATGCACCCAGTTGGTCCACGGCGAGGCATTGCCCAGGCGGTCAACCAGGCGCGCGCGGTACCAGAACTGCGTGGCAATCTGCAGGCCCATCTGTTGATACTGTTTGCCCGGATACGCTAAATCGGTCAGCGGCATCGCACCGTTTCCACTCTGGTCCGGGCTGTACTGCAGTTCGGTTCGCTGGCTATCCTCTGCGCCTGCAGGGAATTCCCAGCGAATTTCGATACCTGCGGTCAGTGAAACGGTCGTCAGCGCCAGCGGCGGCAGCGGCTCGCCGACTTTCCCGGTCAGGGTCTTCTCTTCCGAGTACGCCCAGCCACTGGAAATTTCCGCCGCGTTGATCGCACGGACTCGCACCAGATAGCGACCGGCATAAATGCCGCTGACCTCAAATGACGTGGTCGAGCTGCGCGGCACGTTAATCCAGTTGCCGTCATTGCGGCGCCACTGAGCCTCATAGGCGATAGCGTTTTGTACCGCGTCCCAATTGACCTGCAGGGTTTCGACGCTGATCCCCTGATTCACCACGGAGAAGGACGTCAGGAGGATGCCATCTGGCGGAGCCTGGTTGCCAGGCGGGATAACACTAATCGGGCGCTGGTCGATGATTGCGCCGGTATCGATACGAGCAAATTTATCCGGGTCGTGAGCCACGCCGGTAATGGTAAGCGTGCCGTTATTGTTGTCCTTTACACCGATAACGCGATACTGCTGCGGCACCAGGTCGGTATATTCGACGATCCAGACGCACTCCGCCTCTGGTGTCTCACTGTATCCCGTCGTGACCGTTACCTGCCGGCGGCCATTCACCGACAGGATGGCCCTAGCCTGCGAGATACCCGACGGCAGATTCAGATGCAGGCGGTCGCCTTCTTTTGCATCGATATCACGGTCGAGCGTGATGACGCGTCCATTCACCGCGCTGATACGACCACCATTAACTCGCCCGGCCAGCCGTTCATCGCCCAGGCCAATGATGTAACCAGGCTGTGGGATCCTGCCGTCCAGACCAACATCAATTTCGACCATACGGTCCTTGTTGTTGGTCAGAATGGCCCATAACCCTTTACGATGGGCTTCACTCTGCCGCGTACATCCAATGGCCGTGACTTCCACCTGATTAAAGCTGTAACGGGAAACCAGTTCCGGGATAAATGCGGGCTCCATCGCATCGGCATAGGCGTTATCCGGGTCAGACCATGAAACTAGCGCATTGGTGTACCGCGCCTTACTGGTGCTGCTGGAATAGCGCGGGCTACCGATAATATTTGCGCGCGTATAGTTGAAATCGACATCACGCGGCATATCGGCCTGCACGATAATCTGCTCACCACTCCAGCAGGTCATACCCCGGAAAATAGCAGCGAAATCGCGTAGTACGGTGTAGGCGTCGTTGCGTTCCTGGACATAAACGTTACAGGTATGGCGAGGCTCCATACCATCACCGCCCCTGCCATCGGGTATCAGCTGATCGCAATACTGCGCAATCGGGTAAAGCGCCCATTTGGAGATATTCGCGCTGGTCAGACGATCGCCAAGACCGAAACGATCAGAGACAATAATGTCGTAATAAATCCATGCCGGGTTATCAGTCCATGCCCATTTGAAGCCCCCTGTCCATGTGCCGGTATATTCGCGCGTTTCCGGGTTGTAGTTATCCGGGACACGGATAACACGCCCGCGCGGGTCGCAGGAGATTTGCGGGATAGAACCATTGAACTGGCTGGAGTCGAATTCGATGTACAGCAGAGCGGTATGTGGGTAACGCAGTTTCGCGTCAATAACCTCGGTGTAGCTCTGTAGCGTCATGACATCGCCGATTTTGACGCTGTTCGCGTCCGGCGATACCTTGCGAAGACGCAGCGTCCAGGTGCTGCCTGCCTGCGGTAAATCTATACGGTGGCTACGTTCATACCCGGAAGTCGTTTTGCCGGAGGCTGCGGTTTCCAGTACGGTCTGCCAGGCTTCGCCATCCGTCTGTAAATCGATGGCGTATTTAACGGTATTCCCCACCACATCGCCGTCGTCTTCCTGTTTCATCAGGGATGGCCATTTCAGGCGGACGCGAACGGCAGAAAGCTGGGTATTGGTGAATGTGTGGGTCCAGGCGGTCTCGCTGGAAACTTCCGTCCCTACGCTAATTTCATTTTCAGTGCCGGGAATACCCTGAATATAATTTTGTGCCTGCGTACCCGGCCTGAATTCCCACGCTACGCCGCTAAAGCTTTGCGAACCGTCGGCATTCTCCAGAGGGGTGCCATCGAGATAAATATCTTTCCCGGTTAAACCACCCGCAAATTCACCCTCACCTAATGCGATAAGAATTTTGGCTTTTGCTACAGACTGTAAATCGTCCGGCTGTTCCGTGGGCGTACGCTGTTTAGAGCTGCCACCTTTACGCCCTTTAATGATGTTATTTGCCATATTACGTCCATAAAAAAAGCCACCGCAAGGTGGCTACTGTTTGTATATCAGGATATTCAAAACCCGGTTCCTCGGGTTAAGCTGGCTTCTTTGTATGCAGAGTTTAAAAAATGGAAAAATCAGAGCGTCATCATTTTGTTAGTTTTCCGTATCGCCCGGCCATCAGAGAAGATGGTGAAATAAACAACGGAGGATTCGATCTGACCCTCGAACCGGAGCGCATATCAGAAATACACGAAATCAAAGATTATCCGTGGTTCAGGGATTTTCTGATTAGCGTCAATACATACGGTCTCTTATTTATGACCTTTGGATGCGCCCTTGGGAGTCTGGAAGAATCTTTCTGCGGATATATCGATTTTTCTCTTCGCCCTGACAGTCCGACACATTTGCGGGTAGATCTTAGTCAACTTGACGATCTGTTTTACCAATATCTTGCAGGGGCCATGCCGGACGAGGAAACCCGCATTCGGGGTATTGAATATGCCCGAAGCATTCTCCATTGGACACTTTCGCCTCTAGAAATTCGTGGTGAATCCTATGCAAAAGTGACTCTGACATTTGATGCTTCTCAACAAGAAGGGGTTGCATGGGTGTTTGACCATCTGAGTTATTTTTTAACAATCTCATATCCTTCATTACCTCATGTCATGGCTGGTTGACAGTGCTACTGCTGGTCTTCGACATAGATACCGGCGGAAATAATCGCGCCGCCAATTCGCCGCTTACCATAAAGCAAACCAACAGGATAACCCTGTGAGGCGGTATTGGTTACGCCGCCAAAGGCATAGCTGGCTTTATTATCGGGGGATTCTTTACGGGCAAGGCCTGCTGGCTGAGGTGAAAGCATCTGCACAACACCGCCTAGCATCATGGCTCCGCCTGCCATCATCACATTTACGCCCCACGCCTGACCGAATCCGAAAGTGGCTATAGCTCCAACCGCAACAATGACCGCACCTAAAATAGTCTGAAGAAAACCGGCTTTTTTGCTACCAATGACTACAGGGACAATGCGAATTACCTCTCCAGTTATCGGAAAACCTAAGTCATCTACCCCTATGTTTTTTTCTCCTTTAAATACCGCATAGGTTAATCCGCGCTCTTTGCTGGTAATCATAAATTTTTCAAAGCCGGGTATCGTTTTCGCCAGCGCTATGCCTGCTTCATGGATGCACGAAATAAGACGGTGATGAGTTTTTCCAAACTTTTTACCGAGCATCCCACTTAATTCAATACGCGTCATAACTTCTTGCATTTTTTCTCCCCCGAAAAAAACCGCCTGACGGCGGTTCTTCACATAAAGATAAATTAAAAAGCCGTGGGGTATATTCCAAAATCACCATTGGTTCCATAACCAATCCGGTACATTAATGTTTTTCCATCAGCAACTGTCCCCGACTGCTCACTCATTCCACCACCACACATTCCTTTTGGCCATGCGCTAAATACATGATTCCCTACTTCTGGATAAATCACGGCTTTTTGAGTGGTATCTAAATCAGCTATCTCTTTACCATCTAGATATACTCGCGTCATACAAGCGCTACCCATAACACCAGAGTCTCGCTTTATAATAACTTCGCCCGTGCCTTCTTTTTTAGAAAAAAACGATGAGTCCAATATTTGTTTGAAGGGGATATTTTGTGCCTGTTCATTTGTTACTGGTTTAGTTGCACACCCGCTAATTCCCACAATCACTAAAGCTAGTGCAATTTTTTTCATCTCGGTGTCCCTTTTGTTTTTAGTTCAAATCTCACAAAAGATTAACACAGAGAATGATATCGAACGATTTTCATCGTTCTATCTAACCAGTATCCACCATACGGCACACGCTGGCTGAGATGGCCATAAAGGTGGTGCAGTAGCATGTTACCTTCCAGCAGAATCCCGGCATGGTTCCATTTGTCCGACTGCACCTGCATGATCACCATATCACCCGGCTGCGGTGGACCATCAAATTCACGGAATCCGCATTCATACCAGCAATCGTGGTAGAAATTTTCGGGATAGTCGTTTTCCCACCAGGGATAATCAACGCGGTAATCGTGCAGCTCGATGCCGTGGTTCTGCCGGAAATAGCTCATCACTAAACCCCAGCAATCGTAATGGCCAAGCACGAACGGTCGCTCGAGGAGGGGCAACTCTCCGCGTGGGTGGATGGTACGCAGATCGCCTTCTGGACAGCTGATAATATGCCAGGGGAGCAGCGTTGCATCGCACTGCGCCTTATCCAGTTCGCTGGGTTGCGTGGTCGCATCAGGATGGCTGTGAACAATGCCGATAATCGTTCCCCAGTCCTCTACCTCTGCGTAATCTTCTGGTGACAAGACGAAATTATCATTCGACTCGCTGGCCAGGTTCCTGCAGGGAAAATAGCGCTCCACTCTGCCCCGTTGAGCAATCAATCCGCATGCCTCACGCGGATAATCAGCTGCAGCATGAGCCTGTATCGCCTTAATCGTTTTCTGGCGCATATCAGCTCCTTATCAGCGACGTACCAGGGAACCCGCCGAACGGCAGCTCGTTATGCTCGCCAAAACGTAATTTGCAGGCAGTGATTGTTCCGTTGCAGACGTCCTTCGATGGGTCATCAACCGGTTTGTTATTCTTGTCGAAATACTTTGTCCCGGCATAATCGCAGCCATCGCCACTACGGTATTTGTTGCGAATACACCAGGTGCAAACCGAATGATACTGGCGGGTTGGGATCAGCTTCCCCTGCACCCCCATCGGGCTATCGAGTGTGAACTCCACCGTTTCATCGGTTTCAAGTTGTTTGGCGTCAATGAAAAATAGCTGCCGCTTTTCCTGCGTCGGGTCCGCGGTGGCATTACCTTCAGGGAAGTTTCGCGCATCCAGATACTGCTTCTGCGTATCATGGATGGTGACCCGCGCCATCGCCAGATCGTCATAATGCAAACACAACGCGGTAATTTTCCCTTCTACGTTACCAACCCTGAGCGTGGGCTGCGCATCGCTGCCAGTAGTGGACGATTCGATGCCGTCGATATCGCATGGCCATGCTTTATATTCGGTGCCCTGCCACCAGATACTTTTAGCTGACAATTTCGACTCATCACCACCGGCTGCAATAATTTCCTCGGCTGAGTGCGGAATATTATAGCCGTGGAAGTATAAGACCTCGTCCATATTGAAAGAACGGCCATCAATTTCAAAAAGCCGGATTGAATCACCCGGCTCCAGCTTCTGATAATCTGCATTAAGGCTCATGGTTTAAATCCCTGAATAAAGGTTGCCGATAGGGAGTAGTTCCCTCCACCCATCGGTACTGGTTTATATTGCTCACAACGGAAAAGCCCAATATCTTCAAGGGGTGGCGTCCACTGGAAAGACTTTGTGCCGCCATGACGATCCAGGAACTGTTTTATCGGTCGGATATAGTCTTCGGTACCGACAAAATTCAGCTCCCATTCCTGTGACCGGGGATTTAATCCATCCCCTGATACCTGCGTATATCCGTCACCGAACTGCGCCTTTCGAGTACGGAAATTCACGGTTTGCGTTGGGTTTACTCGGGGACTCCAAGTAAATATTTCTATCGCCATCAGCGTTGTCCTTTTACAGCGTTCCAGATAGCACCGCCTGGGCGCATATCTTTCGCCTGCAGCTCACGGTATTTCTTCTCAACGAACGACCCAATTTGCTGGCCAAACTCTTCAAAACCTGACGAGCTCTCGGTAGACGTCTTATCGCCGGAAATAGTGATCCAGACCTTTGGCCCTTCGGAGGTGCTGGCGTTCTGTCCGCCTCCGACCGCACGTACCCCCAGCGAACCATCACCGGCGCGCGTCAGCGGCATAATGGCTTCCGGCCCTGCTTCACCAAATACACCAGCGCCTTTAGCAAAGGCGAAGAACTGCGGGGTATCGTGGACCTGGTTGCTATAGGCACTTAAGGAAGGTGAATCGTAGACGCCGCCTTTGGCGTTAAACTGGAAGCTACTACCCGCATTCTGGATCGCCGTCCCGGTACTGGCGCCAACGGCGCCGGAGGCTGCACCACCCGCTATGCTGCTTCCAATTCCAACCACTCCCATGATGGTCTGCATGATGGAACTGGTGACGAGCGCTTGTGCGGCCATATCAATGAGATTTTTGATGACTGCCTGCGTCAACGAGGAAAACAGGCCAACCATGTTTTCCTTGAAGCTTTGGGTTCGCGTCAGCATGCTCGTTAAGAAATTCGTGGAGCGCTCATGTGCCGTCTCGAATAGCCCAACGGCCAGGCTCTGGAATTCACCCTGCGATCGATATAGCTCCAGCGAGGTCTGATACTGTGCATCGGCGGACTCCTTCGTCGCCTTCTGCATCAGCATTTCGTACTGGTCTTTGCTAATCGCGCTGCCCTGATAGTAAGACTGCAGTAGAGCCTGCCGCTGTGCTAGCTGATTACGAAGCGCTACCAGTGGATCAACTTCACCGGCGATATCCAGTTTAGGAGCCGCGATTTCGTCAGCCTGCGCCTGCAGTAACTCTTTGGCTGTATCCCTGGCCAGAGTTATTCGGGCAGTCTGGTAATCTTTTTCGGTTAGAAGACGGGCTTTGAAAAGCTCGGCAAGGTCCTGGCTGACTTCCTGTTCCTTGCGCAGGGTTTCCTGCGCCGGTGAATACTGTGCGGCCAGATCCAGTCGCTGCTTCTGGTAGTTCTCCGCATTCATCAATAGCGCACGCTGAAGGTCGGCATCGCTGGCGCCATTCTTCTTCGCTGCTTCCTGCAGCTCCCTGTTGCTGTCTTTCTCCTGAAGGTTAATCCGGGCCAGGCTGGATGCATGGGCCTCTTCAATTTGTTGCCGTAGCGTTTTGAACTGGGCGACCTTAGCCTTATTACCCTTCCCGGAGCCGGTACCACCATCCCCGATCCAGGGGTTCCCGTCGCCAGTCTCTTTAGGGGGCGAACTCAGCGCGCCTTTCAGGTCGTCTGTAAGGGACGTGATTTTTCCAGACAACCCAAGCTGGGCCAGCGTTTTAGCATCACTGACGCGCTTGATATTTTCCTCTGTTTTACGCAATCCCTCGTTAACGCTATCGAGGTCCGCCCGCGCACGCGTCTGGTCTTTTTTCACCCCATCCAACTGGCCGAAGGGGTCAAAGCCTTTTAGGCTGCCAATACGGCTGTCGGCATCCTGAATCTCTTTAATCAGCTGGTTTCGCTGCACAACCTGGTTTTCATACTGATCCTCCAGGTCGAATTGCTTTACATTTAGCTGGTTGAGAGAGAGGCGCATCAGCGCTTCGCTGGTTTCAACGACGGCGTCTTTTAAATTAATGGCTGATTGCCGGGCCTCTTTTGCCCTCTCATGAAAATAAAGAATGGCTGAACCGGCCAGCATAGCGGCACCGAAAGGGCCACCGATTAAGTTAAACGCGCCTTTTGCCAGTCCTACGGCAACCGATGCCGCACGGGCGGATATCGACATTTGCCGGTTAGCCGCTGCCAGCTTCAATTTCGCCTGGCTGGCCAGATTGGTTTGCTCAGTTTCCTGTCGGATAAGCCGGGTAAACTCATCCTGGTAACTGATATTCATCCCGTACTGTTTAGCCGTCCGCTCCATCTGCCGGTAGTAACCGAACTCGGCATCGTTTTGTTTCAGGATGGCTGCAGTTGAATCCAGCGTTTTACGGGCGATGTCTGCATCGGCAAGTGCTCTCGCTTTCACCGCCGCCTGGCTTTCCCGCCAGACAGAGATATTTTCCCGAAGCCCTGCGGTTAGTTTTGTGGAAAGAACCGGAATCAGGCTGTAAAGCGCAATACTGGAGACGGTATTAAAGTTATCCGCCAGGCCGTTAAGCGCCTCCGTAGCGGTCTGAATACCGCTGCGAAGAGGACCGTTACTGCTCTGGCCAATCTTAATGACCATCCCCTCAAACGCACTACTCAGCCCAAGCAGATCGCCGTTCAGGTTGTTAACCCTGATAGATGCCTGCTCATGCGCCGTTTGAGTACCGGTCAACGAAGCGGTCAATTCATCAAGCTTGGAACGGTTCTGTACGAGAATGGAAGCCGCGCTGAGGTTTTCCACGCCAAACAGCTTCACCGCCTGGGCCGTTGAAAGGTTCTTGCCTGCCAGCGTATTGAGCGCCTGGCTCAAGCCGACAACCGAAGGTTTCAGGGTTTTATCTGTTCCCTTTTCCAGATTCAGGATGACGTTTCGCAGCGCCGTTCCTGCCTCTCCACCTTTCACTTCACGCTCGGCCAGAACCTGAATGGCCGCATTCAGTTGTTCAAAACCGACGCCAGCCTGTGCAGCTGCGACGCCGCCATTTTTAATGGCTGCTGCCGTATCCGTAATTTCGGATGAACCATACTTCGCGCCAGCGGCCAGAACGTTGATGTAACGATCCGCTTCCTGCGCACTGGCGCCATACTGGTTCAATGAAAGCGCGAGCGTTTTTGTTGCATCCGGGAGCGTCGTTCCAGCGGCCTGTGCCAGAATCAGCGCGCTGTTCGTCGCCTGCTGCAGACCATCTGAAGTCTTAAGCAGCTCCGGTTTAGCCGATGCCATCAGCTTGAGCGCCTCAGCAGCCTGGCTGGCGCTGTGCTCTGTCGTGCGCCCCATTTCCTGCGCGGCCAGATCCAGCGCTTTCATTTCATCAGCGGTCGCGCCGGTGATCGCCTGCAGGTCAGATAGTGCCTGGCCATACTGCCTGGACGTTGTGATGATCGTACTAATGGAAAGACCGGCGCCTGCCAGCCCCGCCAGCCTGCTGGCCATCCCGGATATCGACAGGCCGACCTTTTTATAGGCGTCTTCCGTCTTTTTCGCGTCCGCCTGGGCATTGCGGTTAAACCTTTTGGACTGGTTCTCCGCGTCGCCATACGCTCCCAGAAGCTGGGATTTAAAGTTGGCTGCGTTAAGGTGCAGCCCGACCGCTAAAGATGCGACGTCTGCCATTACATTAATGCTCTCATGACTGCCGCGCATTCCTCTTCCATCTTCGTCCGGGATGGCGCAGGTGTTGTTTCGGAAGGAGGCGCATTTTCATCGCTAGGGCGGCGGAAAATACCTTGTTTCAGGAAGTAAGCGCGCCAGTGATACAGGGTGTTCGCCGGAAGTGCAGCAATTTTGGATGGGTCAGGCTCGCCCCAGCGGTCGGCCAGCCAGAAAATCAGCTCCAGCCAGGGCGAGTCATTTAGTTTTTTTCCGCTTCCTCCAGCGTCCCGATGGAGTGGCGTTTCACCTTCTCCACGGCTTCCAGCAGCTCTGGGTTTTCATGGGCCTTCAGCAGCTCTGCAGCCGTTGGCTTTAATTCATCGGGAATAGCCGTTCCGTCTGGCTGAACCAGCGCATCGATAATGATCTGGACTAAATGCTCGGATGCCTCGCGCGGTACCCCAGCTTTTGTTGATTCCACCATTTTTTCTTCGTAGCTAATCAGTTCATCCCCGGTCAGGCGGCGGATATAAACTTTTGCGCCGAATATTTCGGTTTTAACTACCGTCGGGACTGATTTAAGAAGCGCGGATTTAAGCGCGGACAGGTCAAAATCTTTATCTTTCACAGGGCGTCCTTAAAAATAAAAAGCCACCCGGAGGTGGCTATCTGTTATTGGTAAAAATGCTGATTATTCGCCGCCAGCATCGGCACCGGCAGTACCCCACTTAATGCTGTTTTGCTTGCCTTGCACGGTGATCTGAATGACTTCACTCGCTGGCGCGGTGATTTCATTCATCTGCCAGCCAGACAACGCCAGCAGCATTGTTGCGGTACGTTTGTTCGGCAGCTCAACATAAAGCTGAATGGTCTCGCGGGCCTCTGCTGCATTAAGTAACGCCGTAAAGCTCGCATTCGCAGGATCGTCAATGAACCCCAGCGACTTTTCCGGGCCATCCGGCAGATCACTGATTGACTGCTTTTGCTTATCCTTCAGCGTGGTGCAGTCAACGAACCCACCTGTCTGGCCCATCGCGCCCAACGCTTTACAGTTATCAAGCGGCTTCAACGCCGCTAGCGCGTCGCCGGGTTTCCCCCATTTGGTTAGCGTGCCTGCAGGCAGCATTGCATACTCAGGCGATGTCTGATTCTCAGCCATGATTATTCTCTCTTATATGAATCGGTAGCGGTCGCTACCTGTTTTGAATACCGTTTCGAATTTCCACGGTCAGGACGCGCAAAACAGTCTGGACGTTGTAATCCAGGGCGGGTCGAATAAAGGGGTCTGCAACCTGCTTAACCGTGCCGAACTCCTGCGCCAGCGCCTTCATATGGTGCTGCTTGCTGGGGCCAACACGGAGCGTTACAACCGCATTCCCTTGCGCCTTTCGGGTAGAAGAGCGGATTTTGATTGAATCCCGCATGTGCTGCCCGGTCGACGTTTCGTCGAAGCCGGCATGCTGCTTCATATCCTCCTCGACTACCTTTAATGCCTCGCGACCGGCATCCCGTAACACCTTCGTCGCGACCTTTTCTCCCAGGGCGGTTAACTGCCGTTCCAGCTCATCCAGCCCTTTAACTTCCATCCGAATCACGATGTATCCTCCACATAGTGAATGATGAAGTCGCGAATCAGGCGGTACTGGATGCTGCGGTTCGTCAGCGTCGTTTTATCCTGTTGAATGCCACCACGCTCAACATACTGGACCGGGACGCCATCCAGTTGGCCATGAACGATTGACTTCCATTCCGACCAGATTTTTTTATCCAGCTGCAGCAGTGAGGTGTAATCATCAACACGATACAGATTCACCTGGATACGGGCCGATACGATCCCCGTCCGCAATGTTCCCGAGTACATTTCCGGGTCAGAAATACGCTGAAAGGTCACCCCTTCCTGGACCGTATCCGGCAGTAAAAGCGGGTACGCATTCATGCCGGTGATGCGCTCCAGCTCATTTTTAATCGCCAGTTCTATCATGCCGCCCGTCTGCCTCTCCGGTAATGATGATCTGGTCCGTTTTTCGGTCGATATTGCGGACGGTATAAACCAGGTCTTTTGTCGTGATTTTCCAGTCGATATCGACCACCACGCCCGGATAGACGGTAAACAAGCAGGTTTCCATAACCTGCTGCTGGTCCATCGTGCGGACTTTTCTACCTGATACCAGCTCCCGCTTTGCCCAGGCCTTTCCCGATTCAACTAACTTTTCCGGCAGCGGTTCGCCCAACGGCCCACGACCGGACTGAAGATAGCTAATCGTAATGCGGCAGTTCATCTCTCCCGGTTTCAGGCTCATACGGTGTGCTCCTGAATAGGGAAAAGGAGATACTTCACTGCTGCGGTTTCCAGCCATTGCCCGGTGTGGCCATTCAGGTATGCATCACTGACCAGATACTGGATGGCCAGCTTGATATCTTCGTCCGCGATGAATCCGCGTTCCGTCTCCGGGAGCGCCTGCAGCTCTTCATCATTGCTGACCAACTTGCAGTAATAATCACGCTCGATACTCCGCTGCGCGGCGTTAACCATCTGCGTGAGCATGGCGTCATGCTCCGTGAAATCCAGCTCCAGGCGAAGCTGGGTTTTCACCTCAGCCAATGTCAGTATCAAAGTCGCTATCTCCCGGTTTGGGCGTCATCGCGCGCTTAGCGTCTTTCGGCCATACCGCAATACCGCGAGAAACCAGCTCTTCCGCGTACTTACTGTCAAAACATGCGATATCACCGCGTGAATAACGATGGTGTGGGCCGAGGAATGTAACGGCTTTACGTTCTGACATCTTTACCTCCGCAGGGGCCTGCTTCCCACTTTGACTATTATCTGAGCCGGTATTGTCCTGCTCACCCACGGACGCGTCGGGATCGGTGTCGCTACCTGATGTATTTTCCCCACCTTCAGCATCACCACCACCGTCGGAGCCACCTGTGGCGTCACCGGTATTACTGCTGGCCGCATCAACGACAGTATCACTCGCGCTGGAAGCATCCAGGGACGCATCAGTAGTCGTCTCATCTTTGCTCGCCGCTGTTTTCGTTGTTTTTCCTGCCATTTGCTATCTCCTGTCTTTGAAACAGAAAAGCCCGCGTGAGCGGGCCTTGTTGGTGTATACGATAAGTTAGAACAGAACACCGGTACCCAGCACCAGACCTTCCGGGTGACGGAAACCGATATCGTGTTCAGTTACAACGCGGATCAGCGACTGGTTACGGGAGAACGCGGAAACCAGCTTGCCATCGGTATCGATGTAGGAGGCCTCTTTGGAGAAATCGACCTTCATGTTGCCGTCTTCCCCGATGACTACATCGTTAAAGTCAGCGAAGTAAATTTCTGACTCTTTCCCGCCCTCTCCGAGGTTCGCCGGAATCGCGCTGGTACGCTGAATTGGATAACCCTTCAGCATCCCTTGCGCCATTTCCGGGTAGACTTTGTTACCGTTACCGTCGCGCAAGCCAAACAGCGTCATATAGGTACGGTTAGACATACCCCAGCCGCTGCTGATCATGTTGCTGTTACCATCCATCGACATCAGGATGATGGAATCCAGATACTTATCAATCGTATCCAGATTAACTGCCGCGTCTGCCGCCCAAGGCTTCAAGCGGTTCCACTGAGTTGCACGCGCTTTCATACCAATTGGGGTATCGCCGGTGCCATCATCACGCATAAAGGCTTTATCTTCACGAACGGAGATGGCCGTCAGAATATCCTGCAGGACCAGCTGCTCGACGTTAAACCCAGCGCGACCAATCAGTGCGTTAGAGATCGGGACCATAGCAATCATGGTTTTCGCCGTCAGTTTCACATCATCAAAACGTGCCTCAGAAACTTTGGCATCCTGGTTTTCACCGGTATAACTTGCCGTTGCACCACCGGCCAGGCGCGGTAACGACATGTTGCCGTTTGGCAACGGAATTGAACGAGCACCTAACTTACGAACGATGGTGCGATCACGCAGCAACTCGATCACTTCGCTGTGAATATTCTGGGGGATAAGTACCCCGCCGGAACCAGCGGCAGTTGAAATGGCCATCGAGACGGACTGGTCATTCAGTTCGTCGCTGGCAAACTTCGCTGCATCCTGCAAATTACCCTGCGCAGCGGCAATAGACATCACCATGCGCGTCATGCCAGCGCCGGTGTATTGCTTCGGCTCCGCTTTGACAATGACTGCCGGGCCGTGTTGGGTAGCTTTGACTGGCTTCGCGACCACTGCAGCGGCGCGTTCCGCCGCCTCCATACGATCCATTTTGGCGCTGATATCAGTGAACTGCTGCTGCAGGTTAGCAAACTCTGTCAACTGCTCTGCTGTCAGCGTACCGCCGTTCGCTTCAATGGTTGCCAGGGCCTGAACTTGTTCGTTGATACCCGCACGCTGACGACGCAATTCTTCAATCTGTGGCATTTTATTTCTCTCTTTTTTAGGTATAAAAAAAGCAGCCCGAAGGCTGCTTTCTGGTAGTGACGCGTTTGCGTCGGGTTACATTTTGGTTTGCAGGTCCATCGCGGCTGCCTGCATCTGAATGGAGGTTTTTTGACGGGGTTGCTTATACTTCGCGGCGATCGCATTAATCGCCGACTGTGGGTCTGAGATTTCATCAGCAAGGCCAGCTGAAACAGCGCCTGGACCGAAATACAGCCCAGCTTGCGTATCAACGATGACCTGACGGTCGAGGCCGCGATATTCCGCTACTGACCCGGTAAACGTCTCGTACATTTCGTCAATCATCCCCTGGAACATGGCCTGTGCTTCTTCGCTCAGTGGCTCATGTTGGGTACCGTTATTTTTGTTATCACCCCGGAAGATCGTGGTAAACGTCAGCCCCATTTTCTCTTCCAGCTTTGATGTGTCCAGGTGCTCCATAATCACACCGATGGAACCTACACCACTGGTCTGGCTTACGATGATTTTGCTGCAGGCCGATGCGATGAAATACGCGGCTGAAAAAGCGTTGTAATTCACAATTGCCGTGATGGGCTTCGTCTCGCGAGACTGATAAATGTAATCAGCCAGCTCTTTACAGCCCACTGCCGCACCGCCGCCGGAGTTAATATCCAGAACGATTTCGCTGATTGATGGATCGTTTAATGCCGCGTTCAGCTGGCTGCGGATTCGCTCATAGCTCGTCAGCTCCGTGCAGGCCTGCGTGATTTGTCCGCGACGCGCTACCAGCAATCCGTGAACAGGAATAACAGCCACACCACCGGCTGGCTGTACCTGCTCCGATGCCGGTGCTTTCTCCGGGTCCAGCGCTAACTGGATGCCGCTATTCTCTACCGTTCCCTGGATGCGGGGGATTAGTACCGCCTTTACTGAGTCCATCGTTTGTCGTGATACGTAATGCGGCACGCCAAAGACCATCTCCGCAAGGTGCGGAAGGTTAATTAATTTCGTTGTCATGGTTTTTTACCGGGTAAGCCCGCACTGCGGGTAGTATTCAGGATCGGGACAGGATGGTGTTGATTTCCGCCATCTGCTGCGCGGTCGGCTTCTTATCGCCAGGGATGATTTGTGCGCTGTCGACCATATTCAGCGGCGTCAGATATTTTTCACCTCCGGCTATCGGCGGCAGGTTCTCCATACGCCGGATATCGTTAACCGACAACCAGCCCCACTGGCGGCCAAGCGCATAGGACTCATAACGCGATTTCTGATCGCCACGCAGTAAGCCGGAAACGTTGAATTCGATATACAAGTCACGGCGTTCGCTGGGCAACAACAAATCACGCTGCAGCGCGCCTTCATGGCGCTTCAACCACGCCAGCAGCGTATACATCACGAACTGCAGGCCCTGGTGCTCGATGTTGTTGTTGGTCGCTTTCGCCAGCATTTGCACCATATGTGGCGGGATTTTGTAGAGGCGGCAAACCTCTTCCACGCCCCACTGACGCGACTGCAGCAGCTGCGCTTTCTCGTTATCCTGCGAGAGCGATTTGTAACTCATCCCCTCCTGCAGCAGCGCCACGGAGAACATGTTGTGTATCCCGGAATAGCGGTCGGTCCATTTCGCCAGCAGGCGGTCAATCGCGTCCTGACTTTTAATTGCTCCCGCTTCTTTTGGCCGTTCAATCACGCCGCTCATTGTAGTGCCACGACGGAACACGGCTGATGCATGCTCTTCAACTGCCAGATTCAGGCCAAGAACGTCGGCGTTCGTCTGAATGGGAGAGGTCCCGATATAGCCATCCAGCGAAAATACTTTCACATGGTGCATCATGCGCATTGGTAGGGTTTCGCCGATTTCGGGGATTTCGTAATACGGCATCCCATCTGGCCCCTTCAGGACAATCACCTTTTTCGGGTTAATTGGGATCAGCTCTTTCGGGTAGCCTTTTCCATCGCGGTCGATGATCGAGTAGCAATTTCCCTCCAGCCCCAGCAATCCCTGCTGTTGCTCAAAGTACTCGAATGAGGTGTCTTTTTTGTTTGGCTGGGAGTGAATCAGGTCATAAATCGGGTGGTCTGTCGCGCGTTGCCGCCCTCCATTTTTATCTCGTCGATAAAGTTCGACAGGCAGCTGCGCGACGGACTCCGCCAGGAGGGTTACGCACGCTCGAACAGCGGAAAGTGCAAGCGCCGTTTCCGGCGTAATCATGATGCCGGCTTTACTCTGGCTTGAACTGACGCCGCCCAGCATCGCCTCCCAAAAACCGCCCCCTGAGACGGACCGTTTTTGTCCACGAAACATTTGGGGAATAAACATTATTTCTCCCCGTTATTTTTAACGCTGGCAGATGCCGAGCGCGCGATTAAAAAAGACCAGAGCAGGCAGATGATCCCGCCGGTGATAAACCCCGCTGCAGGTAATACAAGCCAGGCTCCAGCAGAAACCAATAAAGCCCCGGCAAGGCCAATAATGAAACTCAGAATTGTGATTAACACGCTACATCTTCCTCATCATATACCGATGTACCGCCACTGCTTTCATTCAGCATTGCGCGAGTCATAGCGTTAAATAACGCCGTGGCCCCATCGATTTTGCTTTGATTGTCTCCCTTTGTAGGGCGAACGAGATCGTCGCTACCAGGGATAAATTTCCCGATAACGTTGCTGATACACCAGGTAAGAATGGGATTGCCATCATGGTGGAATCGGCCACCGGCCAGAGCCGCTTCCAGCTCCTTCATTGCCGGTGACATATTGGTATAGTCCTGCCGGATATCGACCACGGTAAACCCGTTATCTTCCAACTGGTGGCGAAGCGCTGTTGCTCCTGCAGGGTCGATATCAATCTCGTCAATGCGGGTTTCACCCTGCATGTCGAGAATGCTGGCCAGAATCTCCCGATAATCAGCCTCAGCGCCATCTGTAGCCTCCAGAACCCTCATTTCATAGAATTTCTGGTATCGGTCTGCCGTCTTCAGCAGCTTTGGATCGGTTGTATTGATTGTGTCTTCTGGCACCCAAAATTTAGGCTTGATGCAGTAGTAATGCCGCTTACCTTCAATTTCCCGCGTAAACAACCGTATCCCGGCGTTCATATCCAGCTTTTTCGCAAGGTCGAGACCAATGTTGCAGCTGTCGTTGGCAAAATCTGCCAGCTCAAGACTAGGGTCTTCAGCCGCTTTCCACTGCTCCATGTTGTAGAACGCGGATTTACCGGATACCCAGATATTGAGACGTTTGGTCTTAAAGGCATTAACCTTGCGGGGAACCTGTTTTGCTACTTCCAGAAGCTCAACCAGGTCGCTGTACTTAACCGAAACATCCAGATTTGGGTTAGCTTTAATTAAGTTTTTCGGGTCGGTCCAGTCATCGCCAGCATCCAGTTCGTAAATCATGCCAAACAGGCGATCATTACGGGTAATGCCTTCGATAACCTCTTTAACTTCCTTATCCTTGTCATAGCAAGGGGACTCAAGTGACGAACCGGCTGTCGTGATGATGAGCGTTAATGGCTGCGAACGGGCGCCCATACCCATCGTCATCGCTTCATACATATGATCCGTATCATGCTCATGATACTCGTCAATGATCGCGCAATGCGGGCTATCGCCATCGCCGGGTTTCCCCGCCATAGGCGCAAAAACAGAACCATCCGGGCGGGTCAGGCTGTCGGTCCATACCGAAATATCAAATCTGGCGCGTAGTGCTGGCAGGCGGCTGGCCATCTGCCTGGCTGGGGTGAAAACCTTTTTCGCCTGCGCCATTGTTGTCGCACCGCAATACACTTCTGCGCTATTTTCACCATCAGCGCAGAACATGTAGGTGCCAATCCCGGCAGCAAAAAACGATTTCCCGTTTTTCCTTGCTACCCGGATATACGCTTCGCGAAATCGGCGTTTTTTATCCTTTTTCGTGACCCAGCCAAAAATCGAACTGAATATAAAAGTTTGCCACGGTTCCAGCTTTAATTTCTGTCCGGCTAAATCGCCGCTGGAGTGAGGTAATAGCTGAACGAACCGGCAGGCTCTTTCTGCTAAATCCCGGTCGAATCGGTAAGGGTAATTGCTATCGAGTGATTTCTTTAAGTCGTCAAAATGGCGCTGGCATGCCAGCCGGATAGCTCTGCAGGCGACTATTTTTCCGTCTACAATATCCCGCGCATATTTGTTCGCCACATTGACGTTTGGATATGCGGCCATGCTCCGTCCTTAAGTCATTAGGGCCGCACCACAATTAAAAATCGTCGAACTCACCGCTGGAATTATTATTATCTCCGGGCTGTTTCTTCAGGATGCGGCTATTGGGGTCCAGCTTTAATACAACGGAGAGTCGAATTAATTCGCTGATATAACGGCTGCGTGCTTTTACTGCTGCGCCAAGTTTCTGGCCACCGGCTGCGGTATCATCACCAAGGCCATCGCTTTTAATTTCCTGATTGGCGTCGTACAGCAGCTGCACGGTATTGCAGTACTCCATCAGCAAATAACAATCCTCCATCTGGAACGTGCCACGGCTAATCAAAATTTTGCACGTCCGTCTCCAGGCATCGATGGCCATCTCACCCAGCAGTTCATCTGGCGGAGTTACCGCTCTGGTAACAGGACTAACCTGGGTTCCTGTGTTGTTCGATTTTCTTCCAGCACCAGGTGATCGCATCCCCGTAGTCATTAAAAAGCACCCCAAAACGTCCCAAAAAAAAATTCTTATTTCTCACGCGCAAAAATCTACCTGAAGCGGCAGTCCCGAAGCGCGAAAGGGGTTAGGGATTTGAACCCCCTTCCCCCTGGCGGCAGTTGCCTCAGTCGAGGTGGAAGTCGCCATTCGGGCCGCGGCCTGACCGCTTTAATACTTCATCGTTTTTATTCCTCTAACTCAGGAGCGGTTCCGCCATCAGCCTGCAGCACACTTTCAGGGATACGGCTTTCCAACGGCTGCATCTCAAAGATTTTGAGTCCATCGAAACCAAGGAAGGTTGTGTTGGTATTGATATTGCCGGTGATGAAGTCGCTAACATCCATCAATAAAGCGTTAACGATGCTTTCTGTGTCCTGCCGCCAGTAGTTCTCGATGGCCGTCAGTAACGGATCAGAACCATTGCTAACTGACTGCTCGCCAACCTGGTAGGTTTTCTTGTTGTCTTTCCCGGTGACACATACCAGCTTGCTGGTCTGCATGGATACCTGATCCGAGTTGTTCACCTTAACGGTGATCGTAGCGACCTTATTGCCTTCATCGTTCGTGCTGGAGGCATAGAACATGGCTAGGGTTAGCTCATTACGGTTATACATTATTGGCTCCGTTGACGGTTACGGCGGCGGCGGCCACGCGGTTGCGGTTGTTGGGCTGGTGGAAGGAGCTCTCCTTCCTTCGGCGGTTCTGCACTAACTGGAACCGTTGGTTCGGCTTGCACCTGCTGGGGCGGTGGCGCAGGCATCTCTTCTACCGGACCTCCGCCCATTTCAACCTTCAGCAAGGGCTTTTCCTCGAGCGTATGGCTGAAGTAAAGCGCTGTTACTCCGGCACCGAGGAATGACGTTCCGTTTTTCTCCAGGGCAACCAACTGCCCATCAACGTATTCAATTTTAAGATTCGTGGCGGTCATCGCGTTCTCTCTGTTGCTGTTTTCTTTCTGTGACATGGCCAGCACAACGACTCCAGGTTGGAGTCGTCATCAGTACCGCCGTGGGCTTTAGGGATGATGTGGTCGACGCTGGTAGCTTTTGTGGCTATGCCGTGGCGTCGGCAGTTCTGACAAAGATATTTGTCGTGCTGGAGAACTCTGGCGCGGCGAATTTCCCACGGTCGGCCATAACCCCTTTCATGCCGACTTTTCCCAGCCTGATAATTGCGCCAACCATCGCCAGCATGTTGCAGTCGGTGGGCGTCACAATATCCGCTGGCATCATTGGTTATTGCCGCGCACCCCCGGTGGCGGCATGGGCGTTTAGAGCGGGCTGGCATTAGCGGTTATTCTTAATCGCAGACCAGGCTTTACTACCCGGTCTAAACGCAATATTTAAAGCGGTATCAATCCGCTTAGATATGTCGTTACCGACATCATCTATCGTCTTCAGGGCTGCGCTAGCATCCATATCAACTTTTATCGTAATGGTTGAAGTCTGTTTTTCCTTACAATCGGCGCCTGGCTTGATGCTCAATGCGGGGATTGTTGTACCGAATATTGAGCCAGAAACTAAATGGCCAGCAATGACGCCATTAACGTATTCAATCTTGATATTTTGCATCATGGACCTTTATGAATAAAAAAGCCTCGCATCTGCGAGGCTACTGGTTAAACATCATGGTGTTGCTGGGCGGCATTGAGAAAACTCTATTCAAAGGCTATTTGGCAAAAGAAACATCCGGATTTAGAACTTGATGTATCCAGTGCATTGAAATATCCGAAAAATGTGATAACGTCAGTTTGGACCAAAACGATAACTGTTTTTATTCATATTACATCTCGCCCTGTTCCCCCATAAAACAGGGCGTTTTTTTATTCGCCCACCAGAAAAATCAACACAAAACGTATGGGATAGATACATTAATACCCATAAAAAAGGCCGCATCAGCGACCGTAGGAAATAAGGAAAATATATTTCCACAATCAGGCATACATCCAACCTAACACACTAATAATTATTGCTAGTACGATTAAAGTTATGGCCGTCTTGCGCATGAATACACCATAAAACGCCAATGCCATTCCAATACAAACGACTATCAATACAGGCCACATGTTAAGCAAAAGTAATAAGTAAGCTTCCAAATCGCTGTGAATCGTCACAATTACTCCGAATTCATTAAGTCAGCCATTCCATAGTTCAAAACTTCGTCACACGATATCATGTGATTGCCCCTTACAAGACCAGATCCTATCACAAAATTTTAACAAGAGAGTGCTGTTTGTGAGCAGTATCGGGAGATTTACCCACTACCCTTAGATGAGATAGACATTCTCATCGATTTGTTATTTGCCAGGATATCGCACCTGAACTGCTCTGAAAATATTTTCGAGTTATTTACCGCTTACGCTTGTTGTTTCTGAGCTGGCTTCTAGGCTAAAAGAGCCATTACATAAAAGACCTTGCGTTTACTTACCCGTGGACCTCAAGGATGAGGCCATTTATTTCACTCGCTGAGAGGAGTTAATGCTCTGGCAGTTAGCTAGCACCAATTTATTGTGCGCCAGAATGTCGCGCTTGGTCTGCTTATCCAGCACGTCGATATCGTGGTCGGTCAGGTAGATAATTCGTACCCAGCTGCAGGCCGTATCAACCACCACCGGGGCGGGTAAAGTTTTCGCGCAGCTCCCGATCAACATCGTCATCAGGCATATGGCTAACAGTCTGCTGAACATTGCTGGCCTCTCTGGTGGCTTCCTCTTTCCGTTCAGCCGCGGCGACGCTAGCAGCGGCTTTCTCTTCAGTACGCTTTTGTGCTGCTTTGGCTTCTGCCTTACTGGTCCCGCGGCCGAACGCACCAGCGATAGCACCCAGGATGAGGACCACCAGCCCAGCAATAATTTCAAAGCTCATTGTTGCGGCTCCTTCTGTTCGTCGGCCTTATCTTTCAATGCTGGCTGGCGTACGTATTGTGAGAGCACCGCCAGCACTACCAGGGCGGGACTAATCATCGCAACGATGTTTGGCGGCAAGATGTTTTTGATGTCCGGTGGCAGCATCGCCCAGGCATGAAGTGCTGCATGCGGGAATGACTGCGCCCATACACCAACCAGTGCACCAGCTGTCCCCAGACGAACAGACCAAGTTCTAAGTAACAGGCGAGCATGTCCCACAAACTCAAGACGGGTATACTTTCTTAACAGCAACAACGTTAAAACAGCCACCAGTGCAAGCAGGAAGAAAATAATAAGCTTCATAGGTTTACTCTCTCCTTCACCCACCCGAAGAGAAATTCTTCATTGGCTTCCCGCGCTTCCGCCAGTTCGAGATACCGTGCGCCCTGACTGCAGTTCAACCCTTTCAGTATCACCGTGCCCCCGGCGCTACCCCGTAAGGCGAGGTAACTGCGCAGCGCGGCGATCGTGATGTTCCCGATGACGCCATCTGGTTTCAGGTCGGGATACAGTTTGCCGCGTTGGTTCAGTGCCGTCAGCCAACGCTGCAGGAAAGTTGTGGAAACACGCGGCCCCATGTTGACGCCGGTATCGCATAACTCTTCTGCGATTGATGGTGACAGTTCGGCGATCTTGTCAAATTTGGGCTCCAACCAATACTGCTGCATATAGATTTCTTTCGCAGTATCCCTAGGGAGCTCTTTCATATCGCCTTTGTAACCGTATGCACGGGCTGTGTTCTGGGTGATACCCCAACGAGTAGGACCACCTTTATCATTCGGGTTATTAACGTAACCCCCTTCTTTGCCGAGGATGGCTTCAATGATCTGGTCTGCTGTCATTGTGCTTTCACTCCGGTAATGCGTTCCCAAAAGTACGTAAGCGCCACAGAGCCCATCGCACCGCTAATGCCTGAAGTTACCAAGATCATGTAAAGGCTAAGTCCACTTTCCACGCTAACCAACCCGCCGATAAGCCCTGTAAACCCGGATACCGCAATTTGAGCGAGAGCGTTAATCCAGCTCCAGGTGGCTTTGTTTTGCTTAACGTCAATCAGGTATCGGACAAGGCCGCCCCAGCATGACAGAGCAAGGACAATCAGCCATGAAACTCCGGCAATGCTTTCTTTATCTTGCATACGTTTAGCCATATCACCTCCGGGTTAACGGGGTGCTGTGTGAGTTTGAAAGGATCAGGCCCATCGGGCTGATTTAACAACGAGCCGTATCGATGATGAATCCCGTGAGCCTGAAATGAAAAAGGCCACGCAAATGCGCAGCCTGTAATTGTCGTGGGTAATATTTTTAATTGTCGCCAGAGGATCACTGACGCTGGAAATCACCACAAGCGGTTGAAATCTGATCCACCAGATAGCAAAAAGCGCCGCAAGGTAGCGAGGTCATCAAGTGATTGTCTGGTGGCCGGTGCAGAACTCCGGCTTGAACCTATTCTGGTACTCCCGCGATTTACTAAAGCGACCTGGAGCGCATTAGCGGTCTTCGCTGATTTTCATCGCGTCGGCTTCACGCATCAGCCTGCGCATTCACCACAACGATAATGGCGCTCAGTGCATTTAAGCCAGGTCCCATAAGGGAAAGTGCCATTATCTGTTGCGCGCTCCGTTTCGTGGAGCAACGTCGTTTTGCGAAGGCGGAATTGACACGGAGTATTCAGGTAAAAAATGCCAGCCTCTGGAGGGACTGGCAAAGGGATGTGACTTCGATTTTGTATTGGGCGTGATACACGGGTATCGGTATCACAACTACATTATAGACAATAAAAAAGCCCTGTATCTCTACAGGGCCCTGAAATCAGGACAGAAAGAATCGAACACCTAAGGTGTGTGGTGCCGGGTGCTTCCCGGAGAATCGGCCAGCGAACCGATCCGTGTGCTTACGATAAAAGATAGGAACCGCTGTACACTCCACCGCGTTGGGGATTCACCACGCAGGAAAAGTAACAAAAATCTTCACCCACCACACTCAAGATTTTGTCTAAATCTGGAAAATACAACTCGACGATATGACAGGGGTACTGATGCTCAGCATCTCGCGAATACCCCTGTCGTATCGCCGGAAAGCAAAAACCCCGCACTGGCGGGGCTCTCGTTATAATCAAATTGTCGCTTTTTGTCGCTGCCGAGTGGCGCAGCTCTGCCAAGCATGAATGGATTATCTGATTTTCTGGCCCATTTTCAACATCAAAAGGGATTTATAGCACTTTTTGTTAATCAGCCTGAATTCCCTTTCGTACCGACAGAAATGTTTTTGCTCTGAATATTTCCAGGCACCATCGCACGCGCTTGCGGGCTTCACCATCTGTTAGCCACGGAGCCACCAGCTGTAATTCCCGGGTTATGTCAGAGATTTTTTTACGTGTGGTGTAATAACTAACTCCTACCAGATAAACCGGATCCGCCGTTTCAAATGCGCCGAGAACACAGCGCTCTACGAATTCGGCATCATCATCATGAATAGCGGAATCTATCAGGCCGATGACAGGCTGAGGCCATAAAATCGCATGTGCTCGGTTTAAGGCTTGCTGGCCTCGATATCCCTCCTCCCTCGCCTGTTCTATCGCGGCAGTAAATCGTTCCAGCGCTTTATCTGACCAGCGGTCCCCTTTCAAACCTCGCCAGCAGGAGTGGCCTGTGGGCTTTCGGGGAGCTGTTCCCCCACGCATGCTCTCTCCCCATATTGTAAGTAGCGATTTAATCCAGGCAGACTGAATGCCATTCAGGGGCGTAAACCGGCCTAACCAGCTTTTGCGAGGCGCGGCGGCCACTGTTTCTAATCCTGCGCGCTGCAGCCGGCGTTGACGTGCTGTCATCATGCTCTTCTCCTTACGCCAGAACGCCGAGCGCATAGGCCCGGTCCAGCAATTTAATAATTAATTCCGGCTGACTGCCGTACTCACTCTCGAAAGCAACTGGATCGTGATGAAGCGTCCGGTGATGCTTACGGCAAAGAGGGATCGTAAAAATATCGTGTGCCTTGGTACCAACTCCGCCCTGCCCCCATCCGATCTGG